GATCGCATGGATGCAGATCACGATGGAGAAAGGTTCGTACCTAACGAGGAAATGCGAATGTATAACTTGGTAGAAGAACTTGAAGAACTTTTAAACAAACAAAAACAAATAAAATGGACTACGAACTTGAATTAGAACGCGTAATGACCTTAGGATGGGTACTATATCGCGGCGTAATACTAAAACCTTATGGAGACGAATTTATGGTATTGGGCAAAATCTGCGGCAACATGGATGAAGTCAACGAAGTTATCAACAATGCGCAGAGTGCGCTCAGTAAATCAATTCTCAAGGGAAAGGAGGTTAAAGGTGTTTGAAGAAACTATTGACATGATAATGTTGCAGTACCACGCATTATATGAGCAGAATCGCGATCGCATCGAAGAAGAAGACTTCGATAAAACGAAAGAGCGTAAGAAGATGAATGAGTACGTAAAAGCTATTGTAATACTTTTTCAAAATAAAGATTCAAGATTATGAAGAATGAAAAAATAGTTGAAGCACAAGCACGCGAACTGATATCGCGTGCTTTGTCTGGCGAATCAGTAATGTTCGCAGCTAAAAATATATTGAGATTTCAGAATATCATTAAGTTCCTTGACGTGAACGAAGAACTTGAGTTCAAGGTGTATCGTACAGGATTTACCCTCAAAAGAAAAAATAATGACTAAGAGAGAACTATATGAGCGAATAAAACTCGCATGGGATTGCCCTAACTGCATTTGGGAATTAGATCGTAAAGGCGGATATTGTTGGGAAGAAGAAGGTGAAATATATGCCACTCCTGGAGTTGCCGTGATGGCTTGCGGACTCGATTCCGTATCAACAGAGCGAAGTATCAGAGCATGGGAACTGCACCTCGAATGGAGCTACCTCATGCACATGGAACAAGCAATCAATTTTCTTTTTGCGGGAAACACTCATGGGTTCAACAATTGCGTAACATCGGCAGGTGAGCCCGCCTTATGCGTTAAACCTTTATTTTTTAAATTCAATTCAATAGAGCAATTATGGACAATACTAAAATAAAGATTTTCATGTGGCACGATCTAGCCGGCGGAAGTCGTTGCGGGTTATTAACAGAAGATCGACTTCGCGGCAGAGATGAAATGGGTGTAGCGCCACCTTTTTACCATAGCGAATTCACGCTCAACGAATGGCTTGACAATTGCGTACAGGGCGATGAATGGTACAATGCCACTGACTCCTACACCTGCATTGGTACGTTCGAAGATTTCGAAAAATTAAAAAACAGCATATGAAATTGAGTAAGACACAAGCGCAGATCATCATTAAAGATGCGCAAATAGTAATCGCCGATGCGATGAAGAAGTATTCCGACCTCGAACCGCAGGTAAAAGAGTACAAAGACGCCTACATGAAACTGCAAAACGATTTGGATTCCACAAAAGAAAAAATAGAGGGTTATAAGGAGATCCTTCGTGTTGCTTCAGAGGTGTTCAATGGCGTAAAGACAGGTCAAGCATTTCGCGTATTAAGATCTGAGTCACACGATGAAATGAAACCCCGCGAGAAACGCAAGATTAAGGTACGTTACCGGTGGGTATCAATGGCGATTAGTATTCTCTCGAATACTCAGCAGTACATGAGCAAGGACGATCTATGGGATGCGATAAGGCAAGGTACAGACTTACCAGCGAATGGTAAGATACGATTTGATGCAATGAATACCTGCATCGGCAAATCGAAGAAATTCCACATACATCGCGATTATATCGGGTTAGATGGATGGCAGTCAGAAATAAGTAAACATTACCGCCATGCAGTATAAACAGTACGGGATTCCAAAGCCATTAACCCAAGAGCAAATCGAATGGCGCGAAAGTATTCTACGAAAGAAGAGTCATAAACAGGGTAGGCCGCGAAAGGAGAAGATAGTTAAGGAGAAGGAGATCGAAAGGTCTCCTATTGCTATTCCGCCTAGCGATGGAAATGTCTATTATCCGCCACCTGTTTTTGCGCAAATATGGATAGTGTATCGCAAACATCGAAACATGGGTGTAAGCTATGTTCATCGAAAGAGCACTCAACAACATCCACTATGGAACAGTATGCGTATGTATGCTAAAGAGTTTGCAACTCAAGAAAATGCCGAACTAGAACTTAAATTTCTAAAGCGAATAAAAAATTATTATTATGGAATACGTTATACAGACAGTTACGCCCCAATCGGGTAAGATAACGTTTAAATGGGAAGAAGTAAAACGCGTACCTAACGAAAATGGCGAAATGGAAGCAATGACTTTCCCATATGAGAAGGAAATTGCTTTCACAATTTCGGGTACTCAATGCTACATACCAGAGGTAGAATCTCGCCATTGGGCAGGGTTAGGGCACATGAGCGTTAAACGCGCAATGAGTATTCCAGAAAGCGCGTGTTGCTGCAATCCCGATCATAGCGAATCACTTGAGGTTAGGCTACGCAAACTATTTCCGAAACAAGAAGGCGATGATTGCGAAATCTATATCCAACCCGCAGTAAAAGAGCTAGACGCGAAAAGATTTGCGAAGAAAGAAGAAAATACAGTGATTCCCGCAAAAGAAAAAATAGAGAATATTGTTTCTCCGGTTGTTTCGTTGTTGGATAGGCGTAAGAAGGTTAGCGATGAAACTATTGCTATGATTAGAGCATCTAATAAAAGTGCGCGTGAATTAGCAGATGAGCATGATCTAACTCCAGATGCGATTAGAAAATATCGTAGGGGTGATAGGAGATAAGGTGTGTGGTAACTGTGGTAAGGGTAAATGAGATGGTTTTTTATGATGTTACTACGGGTTTTTCAGGGGTAAATCATTGATATTCAATATATTATATTATTTGTGGTTAGTAATAGTAATATATATATATAATAATTGATAAAAACGATACAAACGATACAATACAATACGATACAATACGATACAATACAATACAATACAATTTAGTATCGTTATTATATTATATCTATGTGAGGTAAAAAATATGACAGATGTAACCATGAGTCAATGTATTGAATATCAATGATTTACATCATGTATTATTAAAAATATGTGGTACCTAGAAACTTCATACCACAAAAGTATTCAAATCGCTAAGTACCCATGCAAAGCACTGTCTACCAATTGCTATATTTTACACCAATAGGCGGGAAAATTAGCGTAAAATGCGAAGAAAGTGAGCGAATATGGCGAAATTTAGCGATATATCGCCGCCTATTGAAAAGGCGCAAACTCCGTTTCAAACGCGAGGAATTCCAGGGAAAAGTGCTGATCTGGCGGACTTCTTAGCGCGGACAACTGCTATTTTTTCTTTTGTGGGACATTGCCTTTTGCCTTTTTCAAATTCGTATTTTGGAAAACGCGAAGTTTGGAAACTACTAAAGAGCAAAAAACCCAGAGAGCAATCTGGGTCTGAGGTTGCTACGATGGTCTTCGTACGAAACCTTTCGTGAACGAACGTTCGTTTGTTAAGTTAATGCCAATTAACGTTAAGTTAATGTTAATTGGCTTTTTATTCCCGATATGGGAAAAACCTGCATCTGCGGACATATAGTAAAAATAGACCAATAATTCCGCGATTATTTAACTTTTAACATAACATTAATTTCGTAATATGTCGCAATAGTTATTACGATTATTCATATATGTTTTTGGCGATAACCAGAGGGAACAAATAACGATTAATATTAATATGTCGCACGATACGACATATTACGATTTTTTTATATGGGTCGGACCAAATTTTTCTGGGAAGGTACGAATTTTTTTTGAAATAAAAAAGCCAAAGTTTTGTTAAGGTCAAAAAAGAGATTTTTCTGGGAAGGTACGAAAAAAAACGATCAAAAAATCAATTGCGCCAGGATTAACATACTTTTAACAACCGGATTTCCTCTGGGGGACCTTTGCAATTCGTTAACAACCTCTGCCATTATGACATATCGCTAAATCGCATTTTAAGACCATTTAAGACCATTAGATAGTTTTTGATATAATCATACGCGATCATTCGCGATCGTGGAATTTACGCAATATTTGGTTTTTTATATATTCATAATACGCGATAAATGAGATAGTTAAACGCGATTTGGCGATGATCTGGAAATGCCAGGAAAATGTTAAATTACCGGGTTTTCCAGGATTTAACACTATTTAACAATTAATTCTCCTATATCGCGTGCGTGTGCGGATCTTATATCTGAAATGGTTAAACCAGAGGAGAATGATCAAATGTGAAAGACCTGTTAAATGATCGTCAGATCGTAAAATAGTTTAGTTTGGTAACTATAGTCATACTATCTTTGTCGAAGACGAAAAAAAAACTAAAAAATGGAAACGTTAAAATCATTAACAAATCACAAATGCGATAAAATAGAGAAAATAAACTATTCGCAATTTATAAAACTAGTAGTTGTAGTATCTGATTACTATAATTTAATTTATGTATCTCAAGATACTATAGATGAAATGTGGCAAAACTATTGCGATTTTGAAATTAACGCGATATGTACTATTATGTTAGAATTAGGGGATATAGAAAAACACAAACGATTTTAATCACTATAAAAACAAAAACAAAAAATGACAACTAAAAGAAATTCAAAGATTGCAGAAAACTACTACGATAGTGTAGCAACAGAAATGAACACTATTATGAAAGATAACTATAATCGCGAACATACGATTAGAGAATATAGCGCAACATTCCGCGAAGATGAGAAACGCGAAGAAAGGAAAAAAGAATTATTTCTTCAGATCGCGAAAAATATATCTGAACTATCTAACGACCATTATCGCGATTTGGGATACAATGATATTGCGGGAATAGTAGTTAACAACTATAGCGATTTAATTAAGATCGTAAAATTACGCGAAGAAATAAAAACATTATCGCGTGAATTGAAAATAACTACCAAAGATTTACATTTAAACATCAATTTTTAATCAATCGTAAAAAATCAATCGTATGACATTCGCAATAGTATTTTTAACTACAATCGCATTTTTAATGTTCGCAAATATTGTTTTTATCTGTCTTCCGGATTTTGATAAAAATAATTGTACTATTTTACATTCAAATATTTAACTATTATTCGTATATTTAACAAACAATCAAAAAAACAATCAAATGGCAAAGATCACAAAAACAAAATCAGAAAACGTAGTAAACGCGACTACAGAAAACGCGAACGAAACTATTTTAATTAACGATCAAAAACAATCAGAAATGAACGATCAAACAACTATCGCGGAAAACGCGATTTTAGACGAAAATGTAGCAAACGATACCAATGTATCAAACGACCAAACAAACGCTAGCGATGATGCTAAAAATAGCGATATCGTAGAACGCGATCCCGCAACTATCATCGCGGAAATTAAAAACGCGAAACGTGAATTATTCCGTTTAAACGAATTACACGATTATGATAGCGCAAACGAAGAAATTACCAAACAGGAAAAAATCGTTAGCGATCTCAATAGCGAATTAAAAGATTTGCAGAAAACGATTGAGAAAAACAAATTACGCGATGAATACAACGCGAAATATAAGATTGCGTTTGAGGACGTAAAAGAAAAACTATCACTAACAGATGATGTATTAAATGCGTTAATCGCGAACGCGAAAGATGATGCTAAGAAAGATACATTAAAACAATCGTTCGAATTGTTGTTTGGTCGCGTTCCTACATTCATCGCGGAAAACGTGAAAGGAACTACGTTAACTAAATCGCGTGAAAACGCTAATGGCACGATCAATCTTTCGAAGATGATTAAGGATATGATTATTGCAGGAAACGATCAAGAAACGATCGTTAACGCGATACAAGAAAATAGTGATCTTGATCTTACTAAATCGAAGAAACGTTTTACGGATACTAAATGGCAATATGAACAATCGTTAAAGAAATAGTTAGCGATTAACCAGAGGATACTAAAACCACGATAATTAAATTATCGTGGTTTTTTGGCGATAATCGTAAATTCCTGGAAAAGTGTTAAATTTAATTTTCGCGCAAAGTTTAACAGGTTTTAACAAAACCCGGCATGGGGAAAAAATTCCCCAGGAGTGCCGCTCTTTATAGTCTCCCTACAACTAGTCGCTCAGTTTTAGACCTGTGCAAAACATTATTTGGTTAATTCAAATGTAACCGCTACCTTTGTTCTATGAAAATGATTTGCCGCCTTTAATCGCTGGATACCTCGGGAACGAAAGCGATGTTAATCGTAAAGTACCTGATTTGGAAAAAGCAATTAACGGACTACTTGGCGGTATCTTTTCATAGCTCATTGATATTTTTTCTTTTGTGGGATAAATGCCTTTTTGTATTATGCAAGTAAGCCCGATCTATGACGAAACTCTGCAGCTCATTAAGACTGCACGCCGGATTCAGCATCAGGGCGGACAAGCGGCGGGAAAGACGGTTAATATATTGGCTGCAATTGCTACTGTACTAGCATCGCCGCATGAATACGGATTTGCAGAGGGTAGTACGGCAACGGTGACTAGTATGAGCTTTCCGCATTTGAAAGCAGGTGCGATGAGGGACTTTGACAAATACGTGTTGCCGGATTTCAACTGCGCAATAAGGCAGTATCGCAAGAGTGACCACACTATTATTTGGCAGAGTGACTGCACATTGGAATTTAAGACGTATGAAACGGAATATGATGCTCGCGGGCCTAAGCGACAGATTCTATTTGTAAACGAAGCTAACACCTTTGATTACATGACGTGGTGGCAACTGGATAGTAGGTCGGAACTGAGTATTATCGACTACAACCCTACGATCAGGTTTTGGGCGCATGAAAAAGTAAAGGAAGAACCGGGGACTGTCTTTAAGAGGTCTTGGCATAAACACAACCCCTTTCTAAGTGATCGCCAACATCAGGAAATTGAGAATATTAAAGACCCTGAACTCTGGAAGGTATACGCGCGAGGGATAACTGGTAATGTGAAAGGGGTGATCTACCCTGACTGGAGTATGGTAGACTCCATACCTTGGGAAGATCCTTTCTTTGCGATTGATTTTGGATTTACCAATGACCCAACCGCTATTGTGAAGATTGAGAAGATACGCGAGAAGATTTACGCTGAAGAAATTGCGTATGTTACTGGTAGCATGACTGCTAAACGAATTAAAGCTTGTGTTGAAGCAAATGGATACGATGATAATTCTATTATCTACTGCGAACATGAGCCGAATATGATTAAACAGATGAAGCTTCTTGGTCTTCGTGCTGTAGCAGCCAAGAAAGGGCAAGGGAGTTTAAACGCAGGTATCGAAAAACTAAAAGAGTATGAAGTCTTTTACATTGGTCGTAACATCAAGGCTGAAAGAGAAAAGTACATATGGGAAGTCAACGAACTTGGCGATCCTACGAACAAACCAGTTGATGCGTATAACCATGCTTTGGATGCCATAAGATATGGAGTGTACTCTCATTTCTATCGTGCTGCCTAAAACCAATGACCTGTATTTTTTCTTTTGTGGGAACAATGTATTTTTTATGAGTACAAGTCCGATAACGATGAATTTTAAGAAGCATGAAATCGAAAACGCTTTTCCTGATATCGCTATTTTCGTTAACAGCCGGACTGAGGAAATTAGGGTTTACAACTACGACAAATCAGAATCAAGAGTAGAGGCTGCAGAAGTTAGCGAAGAAGAAAATAACTTAATCACTTTAAAACTAAAAATAAAAACAATGTCAAAAACTAAACATCCAAACACAAAGGGCGAAGCAGCCTCATTTGCAGAAGGTTTGCGTCAACTTAGCGAACAATTCAAACAGGAATGTGGCACTACAACTGACGAATACGAAACTTACGTAAAGGAAGCCGGAGTAGAATTTCAGGAAACCAGTCATACATACGCAAAGGATATGACTCAGTTGGCAAACCAGTACACACTGGACATTCAATCACTTTATCAGGACATTTACGGTGAAGGTGAGGGCGAAGGCGAAGGCGGAGAAACTACACCACCGGAAGAAATCGTTGAACCACCGCAAGAGCAAGTGCCTCCACCCGAAGGTCAACCGGCAAAAACAAACGTTCCGAGCAATGATCCTAACAGAGTTATGACTCCTGGAAATACGATTGTTGGCGGAACTCAGGTTAATCCAACTGGAACTCCTGAATCTCAACCTCCAAATCCTCCGGAACAAAGGAAGAGCATAAAAGGCAAAGCTTATTAATCCAAACTATTTTTTCTTTTTGTGGAAACCAAAAATGAAACACGCAGACTCAGAGGCGCAAGGTGGTTGTTGCTTTATCTTTGCCTTATTGTTATTGGTGTTAGTCTCTATTATTATTTTAATCGCTAGAGATTTATGAGGAAAGTAGAAGAGGGCGAAACGCTTGCGCCTGTTGATTTTTTGGTTTACAGAAAGAGATGGTTGTGGGGCGAGAAGTATTTTTGTACGTGCGATGAAGTTATGTATCATGAAGGTATATACTTAATGAAAACGAAAGGTCAAATTATTGCAATCTTACCAGAAAAAAGTTTCTCATGCGCGATCAGTATGATGCACTCCCTGTTAGTTTGACTAATCCAGCGAGTAACATCTTTGGAAGCATGGCTAGTCTTATGCCAAGCACCAATGTTGGCTTTATACCTTTGAATGGTCAAGGCGATATACTGCATACTCGGGAATCTGCTGTTTGGCAGAACTTGCAAAACAAACAGATGCAGTACTGGGCTTACGTTTATTGTTCTCCGCTTGCGTCTGTAATTGATCGACAAACTAACGCTGATCTTAATGGAGTTTTGGAGATACTAAACGATGAAGGTGATTACGATACTACTCGCTATGGTAAAGCTGTAGGCAAACGTTTGCAAAACCCTAATCCGATGCAAGATTGGTATGAGTTTAGAGGGCAGCAAATGGTTTATAAGAAAGTATATGGCTA